CGGCCGGTGTGCCGGGCACACCGGCGCTGCAACCCCTGGACGTGGGCGCGCTCGACCCGCGCTGGGTGAACTGGTTCGGGGCGAAGCTGGCGGCGGCCTACCGGGAGTACGACGCGATCCCCCCGGAATGATCGAGCGGGCGGCCGCCGCCGGCGAAGGCGACCGGCCCGGCCGGCCGGCGCCGGAGCCGCCCGCTGAGCTGGCGCTGTGGTGGACCTGCGAGCACTTTCGCGCGCTGCCCTGCGCCGGGGGCGTGCTGGACCAGCCGGCCGGGCTGCTGCGCCGGATGCGCACCTACGCCTTCGCCCACGAGGCGATGGGCGCCTTCTGGCGCCTGCCGCAGGCGGAGTTCGAGCAGCGCTATCCGGGCGGGATGCAGATGGTCAACTTCGTGCTGCGCTATCGCATGGCGGGTGAGGGCAAATGACGATCAACTTCAACATCGCCGCCCAGCTGGTGGCCGACAACCAGATGTCGCCGGAGCTGGTAGCGGTGGCCAAGGATCTGCTGGCCACCTCGACGGCGGCCGACGAGGCCAGCCGCGCCCAGAACCAGCTCGAGCTGGCGCAGAACCGGGCCGAGAACGCGGCCCTGACGCTGGCCAAGGCCCAGGAGCAGCTGGCGGCCAACACCGATCCCAGCAAGCAGGCCACGCTGGAGCAGCGGGTGCAGGCGGCCCAGGTGGCGCTCGACCGGCAGACCGAGAGCGTGAGCGCGCTCGAGGAGCAGATGCAGGGGCTGAACGAGACCGAGGACGAGGGCGGCACGCTGACCGAGACCGTGGTGGGCGCCTACACTGAGCTCAACAGCGCGGTCATACTGGCCCAGCAGGGCGTGAACCTGCTGCGCGGCGCCTACCAGGCCACCATCGGGCAGTCGGTGGACTTCGCCCAGACGGTGCTGGAGCTGGCCAACGAGTCGGGCACCAGCGCCGAGGAAGCCAGCCGGATGGCCATCGTCTTCGGCGACTTCGGGGTGGACGTGGGCAGCCTGAACACGGTGGTCAAGGCCTTCACCAAGGACGGGCTCGAGTTCAACCTGGCCACGATCGAGAAGCTAGCGGCCGAGTACCAGTCCATCCAGGACCCGGTGCAGCGGGACGCGTTCGTGTACGCGACCTTCGGGCGCTCGGGGCAGGACCTGAACGAAATCCTTTCCCAGACGCCGGCCCAGCTGGAAGCGATGGCGGCGGCCGCTGACGCCTCGGGGCGCGAATTGAGCGGGCCGGCGGCGCAAAGCCTGGAAGACTACTCCAAGAAGGTGCAGCAGGCCAGCGACAAGTGGAATGGCCTGACCACCCAGCTCAGCAGCAATGTGCTGCTGCCGATCCTGACGCGGGCGATGGACGGGTTCAGCGGCCTGACCGGCATCGTGCAGCTCAGCAGCATCCAAAACGCGGCGAACTTCAGGATCATCACCCAACAGGAAGCGGCCATTCGTGCGCAAGCCGTCGCCAATGGTGACTTGTTTGCTTCGACCCGTCCCTTGACGGCGGCCGAGAGCGCCCAATTGACAGCTGAGATGAACGTGAGCGATGCGGTCTCGCGCCACACCCAGGCCAACACCACGGCGCTGCCGGTCTACCAGGACATGGCCGACCGGGTGAGCACGGTCAGCCAGCGCGAGAGTGACCTGGCGGCGGCGGAAGCGGGGGCCACGGCCGCGCAGGCGGCGCAGGACACCGTGACCGAGACCCAGATCGGCATGATGGACAAGCTCACCGCGCAGACGATCTACCAGATCGCGGCGCAGGGGCTCAGCGCCGACGGGGCGCTGCAACTGGCGCGCCAGATGGGGCTGGTCAGCGACGCGCAGTTCAACGCCGCCAGCGCCGTGGAGCACCTGAAAGAACAGCACGACGCCGGGAAACTGTCGCTGGACCAATACACCACGGCGGTGGCCACCGTCAATCAGGAATGGCAGGACACGCCGCAGATATTCAGCGTGGCCGGGCAGTCGCTCGATAACGTCAGTGAGAAGGCCGCGGCGCTGGCCAACGACGGGCTGGGGCCGGCGGCGCGCGCCGCCGAAGACCTGGCCAACAAGCTGGCCGGTATCCCCAAGACGGTATACGTGGACGTATACGAAAACGTTCAGGAGCAGGTGCTCGGCACGCCCCAGGCGGTGCGGCCAGGTAGCGGACCCGGCGCCGCGGCAGGGACGGACTTCATTGTGCCGCCCGGCTATCCAAACGACAGCTACCGGCTCAATGTGCAGTCGGGCGAGCGCGTGGTCGTCATCCCGCCGGGGCAGGCCGCCGCGCCGGGCGGCGTCTCGTACTACACGGTGAACATCACCGACAGCAAGGAAGGGGCGCTGTTCCGCGAGCAGATGCGCCGGCAGCAGTTGCAGCGGATGGAGCACGGCCTGTGAGCGCTACCCTGGCCCTGGTGCGCCGCGACGATTTCACCGCCGACGTGGAGGTGCTGAACCTGCTGGCCTTCGCCGCCGGCTGGGACCTGCTCGACGACGGCTGGCAGCAGGCCATCGCCGCGCCCGACGACCCGAGCGTGACCGAGGCGCTGAGCCTGGCGGCGCGCGGCACGAGCCACGACGACCTGGCGGCCAACGTGCAGGCGCTCGACCTGAAGCTCAAGCAGATGGGCTGGTTCAACAATCCCATCGAGCGCTACAGCGTCTGGCTGCGGGCCAAGCTCAACAGCGAGACGAACACCCGCCAGGCGCTGCTGCTGTCGGGCAAGCGCTCGCCGGCGCCCCTGTGGAAGGGGGCGCTCGCCCTGGCGGCGGCGGACGGAAAATATTATCTCCAGCCCTACGCGGTGGCCCTGGAGCGCGCACCCTATTGGGAGGCGACCACGGCGGTCAGCTACGCGCCCAGCAGCTCGATCTCGACGGTGGGCGGGACGCTGGACTACACCACCTACGGCGGCAGCCCTGGCGCCGTGGCCGGCGACGTGCCGGCCAGGCTGGCGCGGGTGCTGTTCAATGGCCTCTCGGGTGGGGCCTCGAGCCCGCTCTCGAAGTTCTGGCTGGGCTTTCGCACCGACCGCTTCGGCAGCCGGGCGAACTTCACGCCCTGCTGGTCGCTCTACCTGGGCAGCGGCAGCTACGACGCCGACACCAGCGACACGGTGGACGCCACCGCCAAGGCCGGCCACCGCGTGGTGACGACCTTCAGCGCGGTCAAGACGCTGCTCACGCGGGTGAAGGTGACGACCACCCAGGCCAGCGCCCACCCCAGCGACCAGCGCGGCAATTACCTGGTGCTGCTGCGGGCCAAGCTCTCGGCCTCGGGCCAGGTCAACGTGCGGCTGCGCAGCGGGATCACCTCGTCGGCGGCGCTGGCCGCGCTGGCGCGCGTGCCGGTCGCCTCCACCAGTTGGAACCTCTACGAGCTAGGCACGGTGGGGCTGCCCTCGCCCGGCCGCGCGACGAACGGCGCGGACCCGCTGGCGCTGTTTTGCCTGGGCATCGACGCCGAGCAGGTGAGCGGCTCGCCCAGCCTGCACATGGACAGCCTGATCTTGATCCCGGCCGGCGAAGGCTGGCTGAGCGTGGACTTGCAGACGCCCAGCGTGGGCGTGCTGTACGGCGGCGGCTCGGGCAGCGACCCGCAGCCGATCCAGGTGCAGGACCGGCCGGACGGCACGCATGACGCGACCTGGGTCTCGGGCGGCCTGTCGCAGGTGGTGGCCGTGCCGCGCATCACCGACGGCCTGCCGGTGGGCGCGGGTATTTTGGTTCTGGCCGGGCAGGCCTACGCGGCCAGCACGCTGGCCGACGTGGTGGGCGTGGAGCTGGACGTGTACCCGCGCTACGTGACGCTGCGGGGGGCCTCGTAGTGACCGGCGCGCCCGCCCCCACGCCGCGGCAGCTGGCGCAGCTGCCGCTCGACCTGGCGCTGTACGACACGGTCAAGCACGGCTCGGCGCCGCTGCTGAACGTGAAGTCGCGCCTGGGGGCGAGCTGGCGCCGCTCGATCCGCGCCATCGGCGGCTACTGGCAGGCCACCGCCGACTACGCCGGGCCGGCCTGGGAGATGGCCGAGCTGTTCCTGGGCGGGCTGGGGCAGGAGGTGCGCGAGACCGTGGGGGGGTTCCTGACCTGGCAGGGGTTCCTGGCCGAGATGGAGCTGACCCTGGGCGGCGTGACCTACACGCGCCGCTGGCTGGACCTGGCCAACGCGGTCCAGACCATCTACACCAAGCTGGGCGACAACCTGCTGACCAACGGCTCGGTCGAGTCGGGGGCCTGGGCGGCGTTCAACATCCCGAGCACCGGCCCGTCGCAATCCACGGCCTGGGTGGCGGACGGGACCTACTCGTGCTACATCGAGAACCTGGTCCACACCAACAGCGGCGCCTACCTCCAGCAGAACGTGACCATCGTGGCCGGGCAGGCCTACGACTGCCAGGTGGCGCTGAACCTGGTGGCGGGGACGTGGACGCTCCTGGTGCAGCAGCACGGCGCCGGCTTTTCGGGCGGGCTGCCACTGAAGGTGCTGGCGCAGTCGACGACGAACACGACCGGCAACGGGGTGCTGCGCTGCTCGATCCCCAACAGCAACACCTACGCCGGCGGGGTGGACCTGATCGTCTACAACCCCTACACGGACGGCAAGGCCTACTTCGACCAGGCCAGCTTTCGCATCTCGGCCGCGCAGGCGCGCACCGCCTGGTACGCCGACACGGCGCCGCAGGCGGAATACGGCACGCTGCAGCTGGCGCTGCTGCAAAGCTCGCTGAGCGACGCGGCGGCGAACGCGCTGGCGGCCACGACCCTGGCCGAGCAGAAGTGGCCGCGCACCACGCCGGCCGGGACGTTCGGCGCCTCAGCCGCGGCGCCGGCGGACGGGCTGAAGCTGACCTTCGCCGGCTACGCCTGGTCGCTGCGCAACAAATACGCGCCGGCGACCATCGCCGGCACCACCCAGAACGCCAGCACGCACGTGGCGAACCTCGTGGCCGACAGCGAGTTCATCGCGGCCGGGGCCATCGCCAGCAACACCTTCCAGTACCAGGTGGACGACCGGGCGCCGCTGCGCGAGTGGGCGGTGCTGGAGACCATCGCCCAGGCCGGCGACGCGGCGGGCAACCGCTGGAACCTGGGCGTGTACGCCAACCGGCTGCTGTATTACCAGATGGCCAGCCAGAGCGTGGACTATCACTTCCGCGGCGGGCAGCTGCTCAACTCGGCCGGCGGGGCCATGGAGCCGTGGCTGGCCGCGCCGGGCCTGATCTACCTGGACGACATGCCGGTCGGGCCGGGGAGCCTGACGGCCAACGCCGCCGACGACCCGCACGTGGTGTTCGTGGAAGAGGTCGAGTTCGACGCGGCGGCCTGGCTGGCCGGCTACCAGGGCCTGAACCTGAGCCTGGTGGCCGGCGCGGATAACGCGGCCTGAGACCCCATGCCCAAAGCCCGCGGCATCCCCATCCCCCCGGCCCTGGCGGCGCAGACCCTGAGCACGCCCTATGGCGGCAACAGCTCGAGCGGCTCGGGCGGCGCCGACCTGACGGCGCAGTACCTGGTGCTGGCGGCGGATACGCTGCTGACCAGTGAGCGCGTGTTCACGCCCGGTAGCGGCCTCAACGGTGTGGACGGCGGCGCAGGCGGCGCCTATACGCTCAATCTAAACACGCCTGGCACGCTGTCGGCGGTATCAACGAACAGCGCGGGTGGCAACCACACGCACGCGGTCACCAGCTCGAGCAACCCCGGCGCGGCGGCCAGCCTGTTGTCCAGTGATGTCAGCGGCGGACTGACCCTCAGCGGGGTCTTGCGGCTCAACAGCACGCTCGATTTTGGCGGCGACGTGGACCTGGCCCGCAAGGGCGCGAATGTGCTCGAGTTGAGCACCGGCGACAGCTTCGAGAGCTTGAGCTACACCTCCGGCGTGGCCGGCTGGCACATCGGCGCGGACGGCTCGGCGGAGTTTCAAAACGTGCGCGTGCGCGGCGAGATCGCGGCCAGCGTGTTTCGCATCTCCGAGATTTCGGCCACGGCGGGGACGTTCGGGGTGTTCTACAGCGCGGGCGAAGTCTACAGCGACTACACCGCGCCGGGCAGCGTGGGCTCCAGCAACACCCTGACGGCGCGCAACAGCGCGGTCGGCGCCAGCCTGTTCGCGACCAACGACGTGCTGCGGATCAAATCGTTCGACGGCACGGCGGTGCGCGACCTGTGGTTCCTGGTGACCGCCGTGGGAACCAACGCCGGCGACAACACCAGCTACACCGTCAAGCTGGAGAGCGGAACGACCGGGGTGACGTTCAAGGCCGGGACTGCGATTGCCGACTACGGGCCGAGCGGCAGCGGGTTCATCACGCTCTCCGCGGATGGCACGGTGGGCAGCTCGGCCAACCTCACCATCGCCGACCACGCCGGCAGCCCGTGGAGCGCGACCACGCTGCGGGTGCGGCTGGGCAACCTGAACGGCACCTACGACGTCGGCTCGCACAATTACTATGGCATCGGCATCGGCGACTACGCCGGCGGCGCCGGCAACTTCCTGCGCTACGACAGCAGCGACGGGTTCAAGATCCAGGTCGGCGGCGGGGACGTCACGCTCGACAGCAACGGCATCACCCTGTCTACCGGCACCGGATACACCAATGCCATCAACTGGTACGACACGGGCTCAAGTTATTACGCGACCCAAATTTACACCAGCTACGGCAGCGGCCTGGCGTCCCTCCAGCTCAACGCCCAGGGCAAGGCCAGCACGGACACTGGCATCGTTGAAATTGTCGCGACGAACAACTCGGGCGCCGGGCAAGAGTCATTGTTCTACATGCAGGCCGGCGGATCGCCCGCTTCCAACTGGGCCTCGTTCAGCAATGGCGGCGGAAGCAGCACGTTTTCAGGCCTGACCATCGGCGCTGAAAGCGCGCCCAATGCCATGCTCGACGTGCGCGGCTCAGCCGACATTACTGGCGGCCTGAACGTGGGCACGGCCACCGGCGCGGCCTCGGGCCAGCTCAAGGGCACGATCCTGGATGCCAACTCCGGGCAGACCGGCGGCCTGGTCATCAGCCACCGCTCGACGGGCACCCCGGCCGCGTCGTTCGGCGTGCCGCTCTCGATGCGTGGCGACGACAGCACCAACGTCGAGCAGGACTTGTTCAAGATCAACGCCGTCTGGGCGACTGCAACGCATGGCTCGCAGGCGGCGCGGGCGGTCTTCCTGGCCTACGACGCGACAAGCTCGCGCGAATGCCTGCGACTGGAATCGAGCGGCACGGCGCCGATGGTGGGCTTTTTTGGAGCGACCGCCGTCGCACAGCAGTCGGTCGGCTCGGCCGCGCCGGCGGGCGGCACCGGCACCGCCGCCGGCGGCTGGGACACGGCCGCGCACCGCGACGCCGCCATAACCTTATTGAACAACATCCGCACGGCCCTGCAGAACCTGGGGCTATCGAGCTAGGAGGCCCATGAGCACACGCAAGCGCACACCATCCGCCGCGGCCATCGCCGGGAAGCTGGAGCAGTCGGCGGCGGCCAGGCTCGCGGCCGATCCCGGCCCGCTGCTGCTGGCGGTCGCAATCAACCGCGTCACCGGCAAGGCGACCATCAGCGACAGCAGCGCCGGCGACCACGATCTGGCGCTGCTCGACGAGGCGCTGCGCGCTATCAGCGCGCAGATACAGGCCAAGCGGATCAAGCTGGCCGAAGCGCGGGGCGGAGCAGACCAAAACCAATGAGCCGGCTGGGGCTTGACGTCTCGGACTATCAGCCCGCGCTGCCCTGGCCGCAGTTCGCCGCCGCCGGGCGCGCGTTCGCCATCGTGCAGGTCAGCAAGGGCACGGCGCAAGCGGAACGCGCCGCCCAGCACATCGCGGGCGCCGTCGCCGCCGGGCTCGAAGTCGCCTACTACCACTTCCTGACCACCGCCGACGGCGTACTGCAAGCGCGCAACTTCGCCCGCACCGCGCCGGTTGACCACACGCTGCTGTTTGGACGCTACCCGCGCTATTGGGTGGACGTGGAGCGCGAGACGAACGGCGCGCTGGCCGGGGTGCTGACTCAGTTCATGGCCGCCTGGAAACAACTCGCTGGCGATGCCATCGGCATCTACACCGGGCAGGGCGAGTGGGACGAGTCGGTGGGCGACCAGCACACCGAGTTCGGCATCTATCCGCTCTGGAATGGGTCGCTGCCGCTCCCGGCCGGCTGGCAGGTGGCGGCGATACAGCAAAATCCGGTCGCCTGGCACCTGCCGGGTTACGCGGGGGAGATTGATCTGGACACTATGACAGACATCGGCGCGCCGTACGGCCCGGACCCGGCCACTGTCCACCTGCCGCTCGGGCCGCATCACTTGCAGGGCGGCAGCGAGACGGGCAAGTGGCTGCTGCTGGAACCGGCCGTGGCCAAGTTCGTGGACGACCTGGGCGCCTCGGTGGACGCGCACGCAGCCACGCTGACCGTGGGGCGCGCTAACGACCAGGGAAAACTCTTGGGTCAGGGCTTCGATGTGAACCGCTATCTGGCGCAGGGCGTGACGCCGGCGCAGGCGCTCAGCCTGTACACGACCTTCCTGCTGCCAAGCGTGCGGCTCAACCCGCACATCCTGTGCTGGGAAGGCCCGAACGAGCAAATCCTGACCACACTGGCGGCGATGACGTGGTACGCGGAGTTCTGCTACCTGTTCGCCGCGTGGCTGGCCGGCCTGGGCAAGCGCGCCGCAGTCGGCTCGTGGGCCAGCGGCACGCCCGACCCGTCGCTGTGGCCGGCGTGGACGCGCGGCCTGCAAGCGTCGCGCGACTTCGGCGCGCTGCAAGCCTATCACTCGTACTCCGATGACCCCGGCCTGCCGCAGGTGATGAGCAATCAGACGGCCTGGGCCGCGCTGGGCTACGGCGATTGCACGCACCTGATTTCAGAGCTGGGCGCCAACCAGTTCGGGGGCGGCTGGAAGGCGCTCTACGGTGACTTCGGCACTTACTGGAACAAGAGCCTGGTGCCGTTTCTCAACACCATCTACGGCCTGCCCTTCAATGTCCTAGCCTGCCTGTACACCGACGGCACGGCCGGCGATCACGCCTGGGACGGGCTGGACGTTTCGGGCACCAACGTGGTGCAACTAGCCGCGGCCTACGCGCCGCCGAAGGAGTCTGCCATGCCGCTCACCGCCGCTCAAAAGAGCGACCTGCTCAACCGGGGCAACCAACTCATCGCCGCGATCAACGCGCTGGTGCCCGACGACGGCAGCCCGCAGCACAGCCTGACCGGCTGGACGGGGCAGCAGGTCATCAACTTTTTCTACAAGGTGTTTGGGGATTACGCGGAGCTATCCGTGGTGGGGATGCCGTCGGACGCCACGGCGCTGGCGGCCTGGCGCAAGGCGCCCTACACCGGCCCGGCGATTGAAGAAATGGCGCTGCCCGACGCGCAGAAAGCGGCGCTCATCGCGGCGCTGCCGGCGGGGTAGGCCATGGGCCAGCTTCGCGCCAACCTGGATGATCTGAAGCAAAACGGCCAATTGGGGGATTGGACTTTTACAGATGGTGATACACACATCATCATCCGTTTGCCAGCCGGCGGGTTAGACCCGCGCGGTATCTTATCGCCAATACCGCTCAAGCCAGAGCCCGACCCCAATGAAGATGACTGGCAGTGGGACGGCAACCGCGAAGCCCCGACGTTGACGCCGTCTATCAACTGGGTCGGCGTGTGGCACGGCTACATGCGCGCCGGGCAGCTCGTGCCGGCGTGAGCGCATTCGCGCCGCCCGTCGTCACGGTTGTGCGAACCGGCTTCGACGGCACGATCTACCGCCAGCGACTCCCCGCGCCGGATGCGGTCGAGGAGCTGCTGCGCGGCGCCGCCAACGGCCGCGAGTATGTCCGCGGACATATCGAGTGGGGCTCGGAGCTAGATAACTGGCCGGCGGGCGGGGTGTTCGCGCCGGGGCACGAGGGCTGAAACAATAGCGCCCACCGAAGTGGGCGCAGATGGTCTTAGGTGAATAAAGTCAAGTTAGCGCCGCAAACGGGCGCGATTCCCCCAGTCGGGGCAAATACTCACTCAGTTTCATGCTGCGCCACAGATGCCGATTAGCGAAGCGGGCGAAGTCTTTGAGCCGCTGCTTCGTCCAGTCGTGGGCCACGGTAATATCATCCCGGCTCAGAGCGTCTAGTGGCATGACCGGCTGGCAGTATGGTTCACCGCCCCAGGCGATAATCTGCCGGAAGCGGTAGTAGCACTGCTCAAATGGCTCGTTGCCAATCAGGCAATACACCTGTTTGCGCTTAGGGCTTTCCATCCCCAAGACCGACATCATAGGGCGCACCCACTTCTCCTCGTCGAGCGTGTCGAACGCAAAGCGCCAGGGGCCGCGCAACACATCCCACCAGCGGTGATAGGTATTTTCAGTGAAAGAACGCGGCTCGAAGCCGCTGTTGGCGTCCATCAGTTTCGTACCTGTTTCGGTGTAGCGTTTGACGATGTGCTCTTGAAACTTGGGCGGCAGGCCGCTCAGGTTGTTGTCGCACAGGATCGGCGCCGGCTGAAAGTCCCAATCCAGGGTAAAGCGCGTTCCCTCCATTTTGGGCACGATGCAAAAGTAGCAATTCACCCAGCACCCCCGGCTGGCAAATGTCATCCGGTAATTGCCGCGCTGTTTGTCAAAACGCGGGTCAATTCCCTTGTGGCAGATAAGCCCGGTTTCCACCCGCCACCAATCGCCCAACTCAAACATGCCCGGCCCGCCGCACCAGACCTCGGCATTGGTCTTGTACCTTAGCGCAATCTGTGCCGCGATAGGTGCGTGCCAGGAAAAGATGACTGACAGCGCCACCAAATCAGCCGGCGTACCCGCAATACCCGGATCGCCATCCCAATAACTGACCGTATGTCCCTGCTCGGCCAGCCAGTCAGCCAACTTGTGCGCCCCCAGGTTGTAATGTGGAGCAGAACAATTTACGACCAATGCTCGCATCGTTACTTTATCCAAGTAAAGTCAAACGCCGCTCACTCCCGCGCTCAATCCGCCCGCGTGCCGTCAACGACGCGCACGTTTACCGCTGTTTGCTGTGGCGCTTGTTGTGCTGTGTACGGCGGCGCGGCAATCTCGGGCGGCTCGCTGCCGGGGCAGGGGACTGTCTCCCACAGCCGGCCATCGTCCCAGGCCTGCGAGGTCACCAGCGGGCGGGTCGGCTCGCCGGGGCTTTTGTACAGCAGCCCGGCCAGCCGCAATTGGTCGGTGCCAACGCGCCAGGCCGGCTGCGAACAAACGTAGGTGGGCGCGCCTTTGGTCGCCAGCGTGCGGATTTCCCAGCCGTAAGCCGAGCCGGCGGCCCATAAACGCCGGTAAAACACGCGCCAGTGGGCGATCTCCTGCACGCGGGCGCGCTCAGAGCGCGTCAATTCGTTTTCGGCGGGCGCGGGGTCATCGGCCGGCGCCGCGGGCGCCTGTGGCCCGTCTGGACGCGGCGGCGTGGCAGCCTGGCGCTGTTGCTGCAACTCACGCCGCACTGATAGCAGCAGCAGCGCCAGCCCGGCCAGGGTGGGCACGCCGTGCACCAGCCCCAGGACCGCGGCGCTGGAGACCAACCCCAGCAGCGCGTACCACGCCGCCGGCTGCGCGGCGTGCCCGAGCTGCGCCAGCGCGGCCACGCCGGGCACCAGCAGCCCGACGGCCAGGGCCAGCACCCAGGTGGACGGCCGCTCGAATGGCTCCATCAGCGGCCGATCAGCTTGAGCCACACGAACAGGCCCAGCAGCGCGAAGCCGGAGCAGATCAGCGCGACGGCGAGTTGTGGCGACATAGGCTTACCTTATTCCTTTCCGGCTCGGCGAGTCAACCGGTAATGTCCGCGGACGTGTCAACGGCCGGCGCGGGGCGGGCGGCGGCCTGGCGCAGGGCGGCGGCGATGGCGCTTACCGCTTCGTCCCAGGCGCGTGAGCCGCCCATCGGCTTTGAATTGAGTGACAACAATACGGTGCGTGCCTGCTGTTCATAGTCCACGCTTCACGCTCCCTTCGGCTCCGGCTGGCCGGTGGCCGAGGCCAGCGCGGCATTAAAGCGCATCCCCGTCATTTCGTACTCGATATTGGCCTGCCGAATTTCATCGTCCGAACTATCGGCGACCGCTATGAGTTTTTTCAGCTTCTCGTCTGCGGCGCGTTGTGATTGCGCCAGGGAGATAGTCATCTCCAGCGCCGCCACCCGCTGCCGCAGCGCGGCGGTCTCGGTCTCGGCGGCGCGCAGCGGGTGGGCCGGGCACACGGCGGCATGGGCGCGCACGTTTTCGTCCGTCATGTTGGCGATGGTGCCGTAGTCCATCCCGCAGAAGGCGCACTTGCCGTGCGTGGTCATCAGGTTATTGGCGGCGCGCCAGATCGTGCGCGCCAGGCGCTTCCAAGCCGCCGACCACTTGCGGGCCTGGTCGCGCTGCCAGATAGCGTTGCCTACGTGGTCATCAATAAACGCTGCCGAGGGAACGCCGTGAGTATCAAGTAACCTGCGCACGGCACCGTGCGCATCTTCGGATAGGGCGAGAAGCCCACGCGCTTCATCCCGTTCCCGCCGCAACTGCTGAATGTCTGCCAGCAGGCGCGGGGCGGCGCGGATGGGGGCCGGCTTGCGGGTCATGGGGCCACCGCCACGATGCGCCGCCCGATCCACTCCGCCACATTCACGCACACGGCGTTTCCCAACTGCCGGTAGCGCACGCTGTCGGACTGGCCCGCCGTCCACCCGTCAGGAAATCCCTGAAGGCGCTCGCACTCCACCGGCGTCAGGTGACGCACGCCGAACGGCCCTTGAACGCCGGGAGCCTGAAAGCCACCGTTGCCCGCGCTCTGTGTCGGTATCTGCTCAGCCGTCGCGCCCGCGTTCGTTCGGCGCGGCATGAAGCCAGTCACCAGATGATGCGCTTGGGCGCTGTTATCATCCGAGCCGCCGTGGCTGGTGCCCTGGGCACCAACCACGAGCGTCTCGTCGGCGTTGTTGCGCTTTCCCTTGCCGTGGCCGTTGAGCGTCTGTGCTACGAACGTTTCGCTCTCGAAGTCGCTCCGGCCAGTGCCGCCGTGGGCATTGAGCGCCGTGGCTAATTCAATTGGCCCACTAGTATTGTTTCCCCCGTAGGCAACATGCATCTGTCCGGCCTGATTGAGCGTTGATGCCGGCAGCCCCGGTTCTACCCGCGTCCGGTTTGCCTTGCTGGTGATTTGCGCCGTATCGAAGGCGATGTAATCCGTGTTCCTGGCGTTGCCGTGGCCATCGCCAGTCTTTCTAACGCTTGCCGCAAGTGAGTAGGCAGTTCTCTGCCCCGCTTCGCGGCTCGGCGCAGTATCCCCTGGGCCGCTCTCGCGCTCAAAAAGTACCTCGGCGGCGCGTCCGTCTCCAAGATGTCCGACAACGAACACACGGCGGCGGCGCTGGGCCACTCCGAAGTACTGAGCATCAAGTATCCGCCAGCAGACGCCATACCCGAGTTCGACCAGCCCGCGAAGGATGGCGGCAAAGTCCCGCCCGCCGTTGCTGGATAAAAGGCCAGGGACGTTCTCGACAACCACCCACTCAGGGCGACACTCTGAAAGAACGCGATGGAACTCAAACCAAAGCCCGCTGCGCTCTCCGGCCAGGCCCTCCCGCTTGCCGGCAACGGACACGTCCTGGCAGGGAAAGCCGCCGCAAATAAGATCGGCTGCCGGAAGGTTGTCTCGCCCAACTCGTCTGACATCGCTGTATCGCTCCGCGTTCGGAAAGTGCGCCACCTGCACCCGCTGGCAGTGCGCGTCTATCTCCACCTGGGCCGCGCTCACCATCCCGGCGCGCTCCAGGCCCAGGTCAAACCCGCCGATGCCTGCGAACAAACTGATAAAGCTCATCATTCCTGGTCCCACTCTTCCAGCCGCCCCAGCTCCGCCAGCTCGTCGGCAGTCAACGGTTGCAGTTGCTCAGTCATCGCGTGCCTTCCCTTCGTTCATGCCTTTGCAAAATCCTTACCCTTTCGCGGGCAGCGAGTCAACAGTCCAGCACTCCATCACTCAGCCGCCCTTCTGGCTTTCGTTGAACGCGTTTTCGAGCGGCCCCGGCTCGCCGCGCCGGGCGTGACGTCGGGCGTGGCAGGCCTTGCAGCGCAGCTCGCACTTTTTCACCTCGCGCCACAGCACGCTCTTCTTGGCCGTCCACAGCTTGGCGATGCGGTTGACCTTGTCGCGCGGGTCCACGTGGTCGAAGTCCAGGTTCTCGGTCGCGCCGCAATCCACGCATTTGCCGCCCAGGGCCTGGATGCAGGCGGCCCGGCGCCGGGCGACGCACTGGCGCGTCCAGCGGCGCATGTAGGCGCGCCGCGCGTCCGGGTCGCGGCGGTGGGCGTAGGACTCGCTCATGCCTTCGCAAAATCCTTTCGCCGCGTGCGCGGGTGCCGCGGCGGATGGCCGATGTGCAAAGAGTTGCAAAAGGGACAGCGGTACCACCAGATGAACGTATGCGTGGCGGCGCTGCGCCGGCGGGCGGCCAGCTCGGCCTCGGCCGGGCTGGCGTAGCGCACCTTGCCGGCACAGGCCTTGCGGCGCACAGCGCGCTTGCTGCTCATGGCTCAATCCACCAGGCCTTGATCGTGCGCGTCGCTGTAAGCGCGCTGCACCTCGACGAAGGCCTCGTGCGTGCCGCCGGCGTCGGGATGAGTCTGCTTGGCTTTGGCGCGGTAGGCGTCTTTGATTTCGGCCGCGCCGGCGCGGGCGCTGACGCCCAGCACTTCCCACCAGGGCCGCGCACCGGCCGCCGGCGCCGGCAGGGCGGCGTAGCCGGTAAAGGTCGCTTCGAGCTGGGCCGCGCCCCAGCGGTCAATGCCGCGCATGGCCTCGAGCGTCAGACAGACGGCCCACAGGTTATCTTCGACCTTCACCCACTGGTCGCAGGCTAGGCACACGGACTGCTGCTTGAAGCTGAAATACACCGCGACGCCCGGATCACTCGGCTGGGACTGGCCCGAGCGCGGCAGGCCGTCGGCGCGGAGCTGGATATTGCTCGAGATCACCACGTCCCGCGCGCCCATAAGGCGCAGCTCGCGCAGGATTTCCTGCACGCCCTCGCCGACGGTGTGGCTGTGGCGCTGGGAATAGCCGGCGCGCGTGTTGGTTGTGAAGCGGGCGCGCTGGCGGCCGGAAGCCCGCGCCCGGCCCAGCGGCCATTGCAGCGGGTAGGCTTGCGTGTTGTCGTCGCTCATGCTCGTATCCCCTCCTGTCTCAACTCCGCCTTGCGCGCCCGGATGGCCCGCGCCCGGCGGATGCCGGCGTTGCGGCGCAGGCGGCGCTCGTCGTCGCCGATGGCCCGCCGGCGCTCGTCAGACGGCCACCAGGCCGGATCGAAGGCCATGCGCACCTCGCGGCAGGGCTCGCAGCGATAGCCGCCGTAGTGGTAGGCCAGGTCAGGCACGGCCGCCCCGCAGAACGGGCAGGTTGTTGTCATAGCCGCATTCCCGGCAGTGTCCATCGGTGCGCACCGGCAGGGCTATGCCGCAGTGGCGGCAGTAGCGGTAGCCGGGGGTTGGGCCGACCCGACGCCATGCCGGTCCCGCCGGTGATTGGTCAACCGCCCCGCCGTGCGGAAGAGTCGGCCGCACTCCGGGCACTTGAGCGTTGCCGGCTTCGGCGGGCGCTTGTTCAAACGGGTCAAGCTCAACTTCCGGGCGCGCGGGCGCGGCTGCCGGCGAGACTGCGCGGGCGCGCCGGCGTCGTCTTTTGGGCCAGGCGTACCCCCCCCGTTCCGGCTGTGGCTGGGCGCCGCGGCGACGCCCAGCTCGCGGAGCTGCGCGGCCAGCATTTCGCCAAAGGCGGCGGGGTCGGCGACGCAGCTTATGGCGTCCTGCTCGCTGAGCGCCAGGTGGTAGTCGGTGACGTTGCGTAAGGCGGTGGTGATGTTCATAGCGGAAGTCCTTCGTCGTAGTCGTAAAAGGATTCACCGAATTCGTCTTCATCGTCGGCGCCGAAATAGTCCAGGCCGTCGTCCTCTTCGTCTTCGTCTTCCATGCCGTCGTCGAGATCATCGGCCATGATCAACGGCAGCGGGTCCGTGGTGTGAAAGATCACGTCGTCAGCCAGGATCGGGCAGCCAAAGCGCGGCAGTTCGGCCTGAACGACCAGCGGCGACAGGTTGAATCGTTCGGCCAGATTGACCACCAGGTGCGCCAGTTCGGCCTCCGTGCATTTGGTCAGGTCGAGCATGTAGACCAATTGCGGCCGGTTGAAACCCGGCAGGGTTGCCCGCGATGGGAGCCAGCCTGTCACCGGGATGTTATCCAGGCGCCCGAAAACGGCCTGCCAGTGCTTGGCGCGCTCGCTCTCGGCTCGGATCGAAACAAATGCGTTGGCCATGGGTCACTTCACTTTCCGCGCCTTCTTCAACGCCGATGGCTTGGGCGCTGGGCGGCTGTGGCCGATGCCGGGCAGCGGGGTATGTCCGCGGACATGCGTTTTCCTGGCCGCGGCGATCACCTGGGCGCGCGCGGCGGCGGCGGCGAAGAGCTGGCGATAGGCCGCCACGCGGTGGTGGCCGAACGCCAGTTGGATGTTCATCGACAGGGCCGGGTCGGGCCGGCCCAGCGGCGGTTGCAGCAAGCCGTCGCGCTGGAGGCTGGCGGCGATGCGGTCCACGTTGGCCTGGTCGAGCGGGCGCTCGTTCCAGGGGTTGGGGACGACGCACTCGAGCGGGTAGAGTTGGATGGTCATGAGTGCTTCCTTTGCGGGTCTAGGCCAGGCCGAACAGCTTGAGCACGTCCTGGTCGGTCTGGATGATGTGATACTGGCCGCCGGCCTCTTCGACCTGGGCCTTGCGGCGCGCCTCGCCTTCGGTGAGCTGGCGGTGGCTGGCGTCCTGGCTGGGGTCCTTGATCTCGACGATGTAAACCTGGCCGCCGCGCACCCACAGGCGGTCGAAGCCCAGCTCGGGCGCGCTGGTGCACGGGATCACGTGCGCGCCCAGCCGGCGGGCCAGGGCGTCGAGCTGCGGCTGGTTGGCGTCAATGCGCTTGCTGTAGCGGCTCACGGCTCGTCGCTCTCGTAGTGAAAGCTGCCCATCAGTGGGCGCATGGAGGGCGCGGCCAGCTCGACGACGCGGAAGCGCCCGTCGCGCACGCGGTCGGCGAACCAATCGTCGGATTTTTCGGGCGGCCAGTTGCTGGCGAACAGGGTGACCGTCTCTTGGCCCAGGGCTGACTCGTAGCGCTGGTTGAAGATGCGCGCCTGGGCCTCCCGCGTCCACTCGGTGTCCTTGGCGCGCCCGAACTCGTCAACAGCCAGCACCTTGACGGTCCGCCAGCGCTCGACGCGCTCGTCGTAGTCGCCTTTGTCGTAGCCGGCGCGCAGGTGTTGCAGCAGGTCGGCCCAGTTCGCGTACACTGCTGGCTGCCCGTCGCGGATAGCCTGGGCCACGGCCGCTTTCAGCAGTAGCGTTTTGCCGGGTCCCGGCGGGCCCCAGATGAAGCACCAGCCGGAGCCGGCGTTGAGCGTGGCGCGCACAGCCTGGAGCGCCAGGCCCACGACAGCGTTGGTGGTGGTGACACTCGACCAATTGATGGCGAGGTCGGCGACTGACAGGGCGCTGGCGGCTTGCAGGCTGGCTAGCTGCACGGCGCGGAGGCCCTGCTCGGCGCAGTCGCAGACAAACAGCTTCCCGAACAGCGGATGCCCGACCGGCGCCTCCACCCGCACGTAGCCGATGCCGTGGCAGACCGGGCAAGCCGGCTCGCCGAGGTCGCCGGGCCGCCAGCGCGAGTCTGCTGGAAGCGTAGACTGCCAGTCGTCTACCAGCCGGCGGCTTTCGGAGCGATTGCCCTGAATACGGTTGATGGCGCTATGAAGGCTTTCCATGCTTGGCTCCCTGACGGGCTTTCTCGGCCAGATCGGCCCGGATGGCGGCTTCCTGCTCCGGCGTAAATCTCAGGCGCGGCGAAGCCGGCGCGGACAGGCCGCCGGCCGGCCGGCCCTGCGGCCCCTGCGGCGGGATGCCGGTGACATACCACTCGGTGGCCCACTTCCACGAATTTGGATTGTGGCCGCGCTCGAGCCACTCGCGCCGGCAGCCGCGCAGCTTTTCGGTGTCAGGGTGATCGCCCAGCACCTTCAGCAGCGTGTCGTACAGGCCGATGTCGGGGTAGCGCCCGGCCACGGCGCGCAGCGCCTCGATGGCCGGATAGCGCGAGCGGCGGCCCGCGCCGAGTCCAGATTTCTGGTCCAGATTTCTGGACTCTTCCCTCTTTGAATTAAAAGAATCTGTATTTAAGTTCTTAGAGGGAGGGCAGTCCAGAGTCCTGGACTCTGGACTCGCCTTGTTTTGCCGAGGCTCCCGCGCGCCGGTCCCAATTTCCGGTCCAGCTTTCTGGACTAATCCAGATTCCTGGACTCGGTCGGGCGGCTCGCTGGCGCCGGTAATCTCGCCAGCGGGAGAGGCAGCGGCCGAGACGCCGGCAGGGTCATCTCCGGTGTCGTCGAAGTAAACCACCAGGTGATCGCTCTCGATCTTCCAGCGGGTGCCAAACAGGCGGCGCAGCACCACCAGGTGCGCCAGCACCGTGGAGCGGCCCTTGCCGAACAGGCGGCGCAGCTCGTCGAAGGCCAGGGGCGGCGTCTGGGTCAGCCCCCAGCCCAGGGCGCGCAGGTCGAGCCAGGTTTCCAGCGCGCTGGCCGGCAGGCGGTTGCCGTGGGGATCGCGGTAGGTGAGCATCTGAATGGGGGCGCGCACGTAGTGCGGCGGCCAGAGCGGGCGAGTCACGCCGTCTTGAAGGCCTCGCCCAGCATGGCCGGGCGCGGCCAGCGGCCGATGAGCCGGTGAAAGCGCCCGTCGGTGCGGCTGGTGGGCACGACGCCCGGCGGCACCGGCTCGGCCCAGTATTTGATGACTGTGTCCCACTCGGACCGGCTGGGGTCCACGTCGCGGCGCTCGAGCGTGAGCACCACGTCCCCGGTCTTCATCTGCGCGACGGTGACGAGTAGGCCGTTGGGCAGGTAGCGCCGCACCGGGCGCTCCTCGGCCTGGCGGGCGTGCTCGAGCATGGTCCTGGAGATTTGCTTGAGCGTGGGCATGGCTACTGCCCCACCAGCAACGGCCAGACGACGATGACGCCCAGCACGACGCCGACCGCGATCATCAGCAGCGCGGCCACCAACCACGCCACCGCTCCCATGGAGCGGCGGCCTTCTTCGTCAACGGCCTGGAGCATGTACTCCAGCTCGAGCTGCGCCTGTTCGGATTTCGCGGCCTGGTTTTCTGGCACATAGTGGATAAGACCGTCTGTCATGGCGTATCCCTTTCGCCCGTGGCGGCGTCCTCGTCACGCCGCCACGGGCACAGCGCGGGGTCTAGGCTTTCACCGGCCCCGCCGGCCGGGTCCAAACCGCTCGTGGGGGGTGCACGGGCGGCTCAGGCCCGGCCAGCGGGGCCGGTGTGCGGCGGCTAGGACCGCGACTCTCTCTCGGCGATCTCGCGGTCGAGCGCCGCGTTTTGCTCGGCGGTGGGCGGCTCGTCACCAAACATCGCGGCGCGGTCAGCGGTGCGGTCCTCCGCGTCCGAAGGCGCCGCGGGCGCCTCGCCTGGCTCGTCGTAGTTCAGAGCCTTGACCAGCTCGATAGACATGACGCCCCACTTGCGCACCAGGTCGCTCAGCACCGTCTTGCGCTCCATGGCCTCGGTGTTGGTCTTCCAAGCGCTGTCTTTCCAGTCGTAGGACTGGCTGTAGCGCTTGGCGTGGGCGTGGATATGGTCCAGGGTCCAGTAGGAGAATTTCTCGAAGCCGCCGATCAGCCTGAGATAGGCGAGCACACCGGCCGGCTTGTCGTCCTTGGGTTCGCCGAACTGAATTTGGCCGGTGAAGCGGTTGACCACGGTGACCTCGCCGGTCAGGGCGTGGTTGACTTCCAGGCGCGCATACTGGTTGGTGCGGAGCGCGAGCTGCACGATGCCGCGATAGCCGGGCTGGAACTGAGCCTTGCCCTTGTAGGGCACGATATAAGCAAAGCCCAGGTTGGGGTTGATGGGCAGGTCAAGGGCGGCGGCTTGAAGGGCGGCGGCGATGACGGTTTGAGGGTCGCATTCATTCAGCTTGCGGCTGGCGTAGACCAGCGTGGCCAGGCTGGCGATGAACATGCCGGCTTTGGCTGGACTACCCAGTGCGGTCTCAAACTGCTGCTGCACCGTGGCAGCTTGCAGCAGCGCGCGGATGCTGCCCGGCGCCGGCGTGACGCGCGCATCGGGACGGGACAGCGAGGTGTCCGGCGGACGAACGGCGGGTTGAGTGGTCATTTGTGTTTGCCTTTCTTGAGCATCTCCGGCGCCAGGTCGGCGGCGGTGATCGCGCGGTGCTTGGGCTGGAAGCCGTTGAGATTGACGGAGCGTTTCATGGGCTAGTTCCCGCCTGACTTGCTGTCGGCTCGGGGAAACGCCCACGAGCGATAACGCTCGCACGTCTCGGTCAGCACGTCACACTGTATGGCCATGGTTTTTAGGCCAGCGATGTAACCGGCGTACCAGTCGGGATGCAGGATGGTTCGCTGGTGGCTCAGCTTGCGGACGTTGTTCATGGTGCGAGCCAGCTCGGCGCGCACCGTAGGCATTTTTAGACTCTGGTTTGTGTGGCCCATTTCAGCGCTCCATCCAGTCAGCGACGGCGCCGGTCTCTTCGCCCCGGCCATAGATGCGGTCTTTCAAAATCTCAGCCAGCCACTCGTCGAAAGTGAAGACCTTGAAGCGGCAGGCCGCGTTGGCCTGCATCTCGCGGGTGTAGTGGCTGACCAGGTCCAAAACTAGCGCGCGCGGCAGAGAGACCACCAGGGCGCTGGCCGGTTGCAGCGCGGCCCAGTCGGGGCCGGCGGCGATGATGTGATTTCCTGTCGGGAGGGGTGGGTGTGTGGTCATGGCTGTGGCTCGTCGCTTGGCCAGGGGTAAACGAAGTCCAGCGCGCTCAGGAGTTCTGCCTCGATGTACGAGCCGTGTGAGCTCGCGTGCCAGGTCGCCTGGCCGCCGACGTGGCTGTAATTGCTGGAGATTGTCAGGCTGTCGCCGGCCCAGGAAACGCGGCCGTTGAGCCGGACGCGCCCGGCGCGGTCCGGTGTCCAGATAACCAGCTCGTATTCGTCGCCGTCCTGTTCGGCGCTGATTTGCTCCACGGGCACGCTCAGGTGATACTCGCGTGCCAGCCAGGTGACGGCCAGCTTGGCCGTCTCCGCTTCGCACCAGGCGCGCAGCTGGCGGGCCTGCTCGGCTTTCAACTCTGCCTCGCGGCGCGCGCGGTCGCGTTCGGCGCGGTAGTCGGCCACGGTCTGCGCAAGAGTCTTGGTGGTTAGGGGATTTGCCATGTTGTCACTGTCAGCCCTTTCTGTTACACTGTGGGGAGCCAGCAAGTCGCTGGTCAGCCCCCGCCGCGTCGGTTCCAGCCGCGCGGCTTTTTGTTATCCAGCCATCGCTTCGCTCAATTCCATCTCGGCCCGCGCGCCGCCGTAGTTCGTGGCGTCGGCGCTCGGCGTGTAGGCGATCCGGCGGCACTCCAGCTCGCGCCGGGCGTCGGCCAGCAGCCGCGTGATCTGCGCCGGGTCGCAGCCCTGCGCGTCCATCATCCGGCCCAGCAACATGAGCGTGCTGCTCATCCGGCGAGAGAGTATGTCCGTGGACATGATTACGCCTGGGCCGGCTGGGCGGCCTTGGCTGCTTTGGCGGCCTTCGCTTCGGCCCGACTCTTGGCGACGTAGTCGCGCAAGGCGCGCTTGACGATGGTGGTCTTGTCACGCTCTTCGCGGGCAATCGTCTCTTGGAGATCAGCGTCAAGTTCGGGCTCGATCCGGGCGAACAGGTTTACTGTGTCAGGCATTTCGTTATCCTCCGACTGTATCAGTATTGATACGTTATAGCAGGTTCCGTGTGTCATGTCAAGCGCCAGATTTCTATTGCTATACTGGGCTTGTCAATTAGAACAATTACCTGCTATGCTGTTTCCCTAGACCACTTGTGCTAGGGGAGCAGCCAATTGCGCGCCGACTCGTCCGGGCGTAAAATCCCATGGACCGGCCCGCGCTCCCGCCGCTCCCGCCGCCGGCGAACACTTGACCTAAGACGGCGGCGGGCGTAGACTGAGACAACTTCATCTTTTGTTTGCAGTGAGGCTGCATGACACCACAAGCAACGAAAGCCGGCCGCGAGAAATACAGCCTAACCGACTTCTTCGGCGTTGGCACCCAGCGCCAGCCGGCCAAGAGCCGCCTGCGCAAGATGATCGAGCGGGCGCTCTCGCCGGTCGCGCCCGGCACGTACAAGCGCGAGAAGCCTGGAAATCTGGTGCGCATTCAGCCGCGCACATTCCGCCGAGGCCGCATCCGCTGGGTGAAGGGCCAGATGCAGACCGGCCACATGCGCACTAAGACGCTTTCAAGCAAGGTGAGCGAATGACACAAACCGTCTTGCTCGCGCTCGGCTGGCAGTTACTCGGGTGGCTGCTGGTCGTGGCGGTCCTGGGTGTGGCAGTGCTGGGGGTGCTGTACGGCCCGACGTGGCTGAAGGCGCGGGTCAGCGCCGCGCAGTACGAGCACATCCGAACTATCGTCGGTGACATGGTCATCTGCGCCGAGCAGACGATGAAGCCCAACGAGCCGGATGCCAAGTTCGCCAAAGTGCGGATGCTGGCCGAAAGCTGGCTCGCTTCGATGGGCTGGGGCCTGCAAGCCGGCGTGCTCGACGCGCTGATAGAAGCGGCGGTGCATTACCTGCCGCCGACGCATCCGGCCCCAACCACTTCCACCACGCCGGCTGCATGAGATGGCCGGCACAGCAGAGCTGGGCACCCACAACGACGCCGAGAAACTCGTCGCCATGCTGGAGCGGCTGACGGCGGTCCAGTCCGATGTCAGCAAAATCTCCGACACGCTCGACAAGGTCAATGGCACCGTCACCGACATCCAGCTCTCCAACGTTTCCGCGCGCGAGCGCCTGGGGGCACTGGAGGTGCGCGTCGAGCACAACCGCACGGTGGCCGACGGGCACAACCTGGAGCTGGTGCGGCTCATCCGGGAAGAGCGCGAGGCGCGCGAGCAGAGCCTGCGGGCAGAACACGAAGAACGGGTGAAGGCGATGGCTGAACGCAAGCTGGCGCACGACGGCGACATCGGCGATCTGAAGGTGGACATCGAAGCTGTGAACCACAAGGTGGACACGCTGGCCGACAAGGTGGCCGACGCGGTGACGCTGGCGCGCGTGACGCTGTTCGTCATCGGCGCGGCGGCCGTGGCGGTCATCGGCGCGGCGGTGACCGGGCACATCAGCCTGGTGCTGCATCCCTGATGTCCGCGGACATACTTTCGCCAGGCGGGAGAAGTTGATGCCCCTGCGGCCATCCGCGCCCTGCCACATGCCAGGCTGCCCCGCGCGCGCTGTGCGCCGCGGCTACTGCGAGGCGCACGCACTCCAGGCCGAGACGCGCTACCTGGTGGCGCACCCCGACGGGCGCGCGAGCGCCGCGGCGCGCGGCTACGACCAGAAGTGGCGCCGTGTGCGGGCCGCGTTTCTCAAGGCGCACCCGCGCTGCATGTGGCCGGGCTGCGACGCTCTGGCCACCGACGTCGACCACATGCTGCCGAAGTCCCAGGGCGGCAGCGACTCCTGGTCGAACTTGCAGGCGCTGTGCCACCCGCATCACTCGATCAAGACCGATACGCAGGACGGCGGTTTCGGCAATCGGCGCTGGGCGCCAAAGGGAGAACTAGGCCATGACTGTTGAGCGCGATAGCCAGGAAGCGGACTATCTCGGCCTGTCGTCAGACACGAAGCCGACCACCGGCATCAATCCCGGCATCCAGTTTTACGAGACCGACACCGGCAAGACGTACATCTGGGACGGCGCCACGTGGGATCTGAAGTCCGGCGCCGGCGGCCTGCTGGGGACCGTCGGCGGCAGCATCGTCCGCGTTGACGCCGAAGTCACCCGCCCGGCCGACACTACCGCTTATGCGGCCGGCGATGTGATTGCCAATTCGACCAGTGCGCCGGCCCTGGGCGTGCTGGCCGGCGCGGCGCGCGTCAATGGTGGTTCCGGCTACATCGTCGGGCTGCGGATGACGACCAACCAGAAGAGCATCACCCCGCGCATCCGGGTGGTCTTCTACAACGCCAGCAACCCCAACCTGGAAGACGACAACGCCCCGGAAGTGACCAAGTACGCCGATACCGCCAAACGGGTGGGGAGCTGGGACCTGGCAGCCCTGGCGACCCCGGCTGACACGACCAACTCGGACACGTCGCAGGTGTCCGACTACACCATGCGCATCCCCTTCGTGGCAGCGGGCGGCTCAACCAGCCTGTATTTCAAGCTGGTGACTCTCGACGGCTTCACGCCCACCAGCAGCGAGAAGTTCACGCTGACCGTGAAGGTGGACCAGAACTAGCTATGAGCGGCTTGCGGTTTCCGCCTTCGAGGCGCGCCGCGGGGGCGCTGGGCGGGGCGGCGCTGCCCAAGTACCTTTTGTACGACGCCTTCACCGACACCCGCGCGGCGGGCGCGGTCAACGGCACGCCGTCCACGCCGCCGGCGGGCGTGCAGATCGTGGGGGCGGTGCCCAGCCGCGTCGTTGACACTGATCCAGGCCCGACGATGGTAGTTTCGGGCGGACAACTGTCATGGGTGTCAGCCATAGCCAAAATACACTCTAGTCTGTCCATCACTCGTTCGCCTGGAGTTGTATTGCTGGTTGATGTTCCCAGTTACGTTACCGAAGCTAGGCTGTCATTTGGCAATTCTTTGGTTAATCCCGTGGATACCATTTTGGTGTCAGGCGGCTCTGGCACCATTCAGCTCTACCTTAGCGGTAACTTTACGACCGGCTTCCCAAACATGGGAGGCACTTCTAATAATCGTCTGGCAATAGTAGCTCGCTCGTCTGGTGTTTACTTTTTTGTAAAAGGCAACAATTTTAGCAATTGGACGCTGATATATTCGCATTCTTCTGGCACCTATTCACCGTTGTATACCCAGTTATGGACCAATAACGCTGCTACTCCGGCGTACAAAAACTGGCGCGTGCCCGTCGCGCTCTTCACGAAGCTGCCGATGCTCTCTTACTCCGCCTGGGGCGCGGCGGATGGGGCGCTCGGCAACTCGGACGCCAGCGGCGCGGACGCTCAGACGCTTACCCCGCTGGCCTGGGCGGTGCAGAACGGCGCAATTTCGATTGCGAGCCACAAGGCCAGTATCACCGACACCGGCGGCGGGATGGCGATTGCCACTTTGCCCACCGCCAGCGCCGACGGATTTTTCCGCGTGCCGGTCACGCGCACGGGCGGCAACGGCGGGCTGGTGCTGCGCTATCAGGATGCCAATAACTACCTGTATGCCTATACCAATGGCACCAATGCCAAGCTCGATAAAGTCGTGGCCGGCTCGATCACCAACGTCATCAGCGGCGCGGTGACTTACGGCGCGCAGGATAACGTGGACGTGGACCTGTCGGGCACGGCGGCGCGTCTGTATTACAACGGAACGCTGGTGAACAGCGGCACGGTGCCCGCGTCCACTTACACCAATCACGGCCTCGGCGGCACGGACACATCCTGCCTGTTCGGGGCGGTGAGCATGTGGCCGAAGGGCACCGGCAACGAGTACGCTTGGTTGGACGGCGTATGAAGCTTCGCCTCGTCCTGACGCTCTTCTTCGTGTCGCTCGCGTTCGGCGCGCTATGGGACGCGCACGACACGCTGGCCGCGCCAGCGCATACCGAAACGAAAGGCGTCGCGCTCGATGACTGGTCGCACATGGCCGATTTGACCACATTGGGCGTGAGCGAGTATTACGGCTGGGGCTGGGATTGCGCGGGCGCGGCGCACTGCATTAACATGGACCGCAATTGGACGCTGCCGCTGCCGGCCTGTGACGCGACGGTGTTACTCGGCAACGAGCCGACCAACCCCGAGCCTGCCGGCCACCCGATTGACGCCGGTGTTGTCGCGAGCGTGACGGTCGCCATTGAGCAGCAGTGCCCACAGACGGCGCTCGTGGTTGCAAACATCAACACGTCCAACGAGCCGGGCGGCGCGGATGCCGTGGCGTGGCTGTCGGCCTATTACAGTGCCTACCAGACGCAGGCCGGCCACGCGCTCACCGAGACGGTCGGCCTGCATTGTTACGCCTACGACGCGCCAACCTGCGAGAGCGACGTGTCGGCGGCGCTGGCGCTCAATCCAGGGCTGCGGTATTGGATCACCGAAACGAACATCGTTGAGTTCTATCCAGACGCGGCCCAGCAATTCGCCGCGCTGCTGACGTGGTACGCGCTCCAGCCGCAGATTGACCGCGTGTATGCGTTCACCAATCGCGGGCCTGACAGCGCGTGGCTCAATCTGGTGGCCGACGACGGCACACTTACCCCCAGCGGGCAGGCGTTCCACGACTGGCCGGCGCAGAGCTGGCAGAGCTACATCCCGTTAGCAGAGCAGGGGTATCCATGAGACGCGCTGGCGCTGGTGGCCTACCGCGCCAGCCGGAGCGCGACGTGGTAGCGCGGGGCGGGCGGGGCAGGGGAGTAATGAGCGTGTCTGGCGGCGGCGTTATGGCGGATGCGTTATGGCGAGTGGGGGGGATCAAAAGTTGACGACCGGCGCTGAGACCGGGCACGGGCACATTTTTAGAAATTTTTTTCCCAACATTTGAAACTCGCTTAAGGCCATGCCAGCGCGCAAACCACAGTCCCTGAACCGCCGCCACGACACTCACGCCGAGCAAGAGACCCGCGCGAGCGCCGAGGCGGCGCTGCGGCCCGCGTCGGGCCTGCCGCAGTCGCCGCCGGCGCGCCTCGACGGCCACGCGGTGGCTCGGGCGGCCTGGCGCCGGCTCATGCGCGTGTATGGTGATCTGGAAGCGGTGCTCGTCACCCGGCTGGACCTGGACCTGCTGGCCGACTACTGCCTGATGCTGGAGCAGGCGGGCGAGCTGGACACGATGCGGCGCACCGCTTACGCGCTGTGGCTGGAGCTGGCCGGCAAACATGACGAGCTGGCCAAGGCGGGAGCGCGCGACGAGGCCGTGTCGCTCGCCGTGAGCGTGGTGGGCGCCTTCGACGCGGTGGTGAAGCTCGACGGGCGCGTGGACCGCAAGCGCGCGCTGCTGCACCAGTACCGCCAGTCGCTCTATCTGACGCCGCGCACGCGCGCCGGCGTGGCGCCGGCCGGCAAGAAGGAGCCGGAGCCGATGGACGAGATGGAGCGCATGCTCAGCGGGGTGGACCTGGGGCCTGATGATCGATGAGCAGCGCGCCGCGCGGGCCGTGCGGTTCTTCGAGAACCTGCGCCACACCAAGGGCCGCTTCTTCGGCCAGCCGTTCAGGCTGCTGGGCTGGCAGGCGCCCATCATTCACGACGTCTACGGCACCGTCAGGGCCGACGGCTACCGCCAGTACAAGTTCATCTGGGTCGAGGTGCCCAAGAAAAACGGCAAGAGCGAGCTGGTGGCCGGCACGGCGCTCTATCACACCTTCGCCGACGGCGAGCGCAACGGCGAAGTGTACGGCTGCGCGGCCGAAAAGGGCCAGGCGGCCATCGTTTTCGACGTCGCGGTGGACATGATCGACCAGTCGCCGGCGCTGAAGAAGCGCACCAAGCTCACTTTGAGCCAAAAGACCATCACCGACAGGATCTCGGGCACGTTTTACCGCGTGGTGAGCGCGGAGGCCTACTCGAAACACGGCCTCAACCCGTCGGCGGTCATTTTCGACGAGATTCACGCCCAGCCCAACCGCGGTTTGTGGGACGTGATGACCTTCGGGGCTGGCGACGCGCGCACGCAGCCGATCTGGTGGCTGATTACCACCGCCGGCGACGACCCGGACCGCGTCTCCATCGGCTGGGAGCAGCACGAGTATGCCGCGCGCATCCTGGCCGGCGACATCGTCGACCCGACCTGGTACCCGGTGATCTATAGTTACGACGGCGACGACATTTACAACCCGGAGAGCTGGCGCGCGGCCAACCCGTCGTTGGGCGAGACGATCACGCTCGAGTCGGTGGCGGAAGCGGCCGCCAAGGCGAAGGTCAAGCCGGCCGACGAGCGGCTGTTCCGCTGGCTGCGGCTCAACCAGTGGATCACGACCAAGCTCACCACCTGGCTGCCGCTGGATTTGTTCGACCAGGCCGAGGGGCGCTGGGAGCGGGCGGACCTACTGGGCAAGCAGTGCTTTATGGGGCTGGACCTGTCCACCACCACCGACCTGTCCGGGCTGTGCCTGATTTTTCCGCCGCAAGAGGGGCAGGCCGACTGGCGCGTGATCTGGGAGGCGTGGATCCCGAAGATCAACATGGCGGCGCGCATCGCCAAGGATCACGTGCCTTATGACGCGTGGGCCGCGCACGGCTGGGTGACGCCCACCGAGGGCGACTGGATCGACTACGACGTGATCGAGGCGCGCATCCTGGAGTTGGCCGGATTGTTCCAGGTCCAGGAAGTGGCCTATGACCCGGCCTTCGCGGTCATGCTGATCCAGCACCTGATGAAGGCCGGGCTGGAGTGCGTGCCGATCAAGCAGCACTACGACGTGCTGACCGACCCGATGAACGAGATCGGGGTGAAGCTCGGCAATGGCCGCATGACGCACGAGCGCAACGCGACTGCGCGCTGGTGCTTCGGCAACACGAGCGTGGCCAAGAACGGCAACGGCCAGATCAAGTACGTCAAGGAGACGCGCGGCCGCGGCGTGGTGCAGACCAAGCGCATCGACCTGCTGGCGGCCTGGGTGATCGGCATGGTGCGCGCGCTGGTGAAAGCGGGCAGCGAGAGTGAGAGCGTCTACGAAACGCGCGGGTTCCTGGAGGTCTAAGCTGCCGCCGCTGGCCTCGCCGGTGGTGCCGTTCGCGGCCGGGCTGCTGCTGCTGAGCCTGGGCGCCTTTTGGGCCTGGCCGCCGGCCGGGCTGATCGCGCCGGGGCTGGTGCTGCTGTTCGTGGCCCTGGCCGGGAGCAAGGTGGAAGCGTGAGCTACTGGACGCAGCTGTTCGCAAATACCAACACGCCGCAGCCCTGGCCGGCCTTTTTCTCGCCCTACGGCCTGCCAGCCTCGGTGGCTGGCGGGGAGGCGGCTTTCTCGGGCGTGATGGTCAGCCCGGACACCGCCCTGCGGCTGTCCACCGTGTTCGCCTGCGTGCGGCTGCTGTCGGAGACGATCGCGTCCTTGCCGCTGGCGGTCTACCAGAAGGCCAGCGACGGCTCGCGGCAAGAGGCGCCCAATCACCCGCTCTACGACCTGCTGCACGACCAGCCCAACCCGCGCCAGACGTCGGTGGAGTTCCGGCAGATGATGATGAGCCACCTGCTGCTGCGCGGCAACGCCTACGGCCAGATCAAGGCCGGCGCGCGCGGGCCGGTGGACCAGCTCGAGCCGCTCTACCCGGACATCGTGCTACCCGAGCTTCTGCCCGACGGCAGCCTGCGCTACCGGGTCAACGGCGCGGCCACGCTCAACGACGACCAGATGCTGCACCTGAAGGGCATGAGCTTCGACGGCCGGGTGGGCGTCTCGCCGATCACCTACATGCGCGAGACCATCGGGCTGGGGCTGGCGGCCGAGCGCTACGCCTCGCGCTTTTTCGGCAACGGCGCGGTGACGCAGGGCCTCCTCAAGCGCCCGGCGGACAAAAAGGCGCTTTCGGACGTGGCGTTCAAGCGGCTGCAAGACCAGTTCGACGCGGCCCACACGGGCCCCAACCAGCACAAGACCGTGATCCTGGAGGAGGGCACCGAGTACCAGGCCATCTCGCTGACCAACGAGCAGAGCCAGTTCATCGAGAGCCGCGAGTTCTCGGCCGAGGACATTGCCGGGCGCTGGTTCGGCGTGCCGCCGCACATGGTCGGGCTGACCAGCAAGGCCACCAGCTGGGGCACGGGCATCGAGCAGATGGGCATCGGCTTCGTGGTCTACACGCTGCTGCCCTGGCTGACGCGCTGGGAGCAGGCCATCACCCGCGACCTGATCCTGAACCCGCGCCAGTATTTCGTGGCGCACGACGTCTCGGGGCTGCTGCGCGGCGACATTGCCGCGCGTGGCGCGTGGTACCAGATCGGGCGCAACATCGGCGTGCTGTCGGCCAACGACATCCGCCGCCAGGAAAACCTGAACCCGCGCCCGGACCCGGACGGCGATGCCTACTGGCAGCCGCTCAACATGGAATCGGTCGGCGCGCCCGGGCAGACGCGCCCCAGCGTGCCGCCCCAGCCGGCCCAGCCGCCGGCAGCGCCTGGCCGGCCGTCGGCGTTTGCGCAGGACGCCGCGGCGCGCACGGCCCGGCGTGAGGCCGCCGAGCTGGGCAAGCGCGTCAAGCGCGGCGCCGACTGGGCCCAGGCGGTGGACGATTTTTACGCGGAGTGGCCGGGCACCGTGGCCGAGCTGATGCACTGTGATCTGCCGAGCGCGCAGACCTACGCCGACTACCAGCGGCGGGCCTGCCAGACGCTGGGGCCGGACTATCTGGCCAGCCTGGAGCAAAAGGGCCTGGAAGCCTTGCTGGCGATGACGCAGGAGGTGGCATGACCGATTACGCGTACATCATGGGACGCCGGCACTCATTCTTCCGCGGGCGCTATTACAACACCTTCGAATGGCAGGGCAAGGCGCATTGGCCGGTGCTGATTTCGTATTCGGTGTTTGACCCGGCCGACCTGAGCCAACTCCCCTGGCCGCTGCGCAAGGTCGAGGATTGCCCCCCGCTCGACGCGGCGATCTATGTGCGCACCGACGTGGCCGGCGGCTGGTGGGCGCGCCTAGTGGTGGCGCGCAAGTTGTTGGGCCAGCGCTGGATGTGGTTTTACGTGCGGCTCATCATGACGGCGATGGTTTGGGAGTGCGCTTATGTGCCGACGGGCACTGCGCCGTCCTGGCGTGATCTGAAGTGGCCCTGGAGCAAACGACTATGAGAGGCAGCTACATTTCGCAATTCATCTTTTCGACGCCCTGGGCGATCCTGCCGGACAAGTTCGCGGAAATCCTGGCGGTGGCCGAGCGCCACGCCGCCGGCCTCGAGATCAGCGCCGCGGAGCTGGCCGAGATCAAGGCCATGGCGCGGCCGGCGACCCCGGCCCGCGGCGCGGTGGCGGTGGTGCCCGTGCTGGGGACGATCATCCCGCGCGGGGACGCCATCGCCGAGAGCAGCGGCGCGACCTCGACGACCCGCCTGGCGGCCCTGTTCCAGCAGGCCCTGGCCGACCCCGGCGTGAGCGCGATCGTGCTGGACGTGAACTCGCCGGGCGGCTCGGCGGCCGGGGTGGACGAGCTGGCGCAGCTCATCTACCAGTCGCGCGGCGTCAAGCCGATCGTGGCGGTGGCCAACCACCTGGCGGCCTCGGCCGCCTATTGGATCGCCAGCGCCGCCGACGAGCTGGTGGTCTCGCCGAGCGCGCAGGTGGGCTCCATCGGGGTGTTCGCCGCCCACCAGGACAACAGCGTCGCGCTGGAGAAGGCCGGCGTCCGGGTGACGCTGGTTTCGGCCGGCAAGTACAAGACCGAGGGCAACCCCTTCGAGCCCCTGTCGGCGGAGGCGCAGGCCTACGCCCAGGAGCAGGTCAACAGCATGTACGGGCTGTTCGTCCAGGCCGTGGCGCGCGGGCGCGGAGTGAGCGCGGCCGACGTGCAGGGCGGCTTCGGCCAGGGGCGCCTGGTGGGCGCCCAGCAGGCCGTGGCCCTGGGCATGGCCGACCGGGTGGACACGATGGACGGCACCCTGGCGCGCCTGGCGCGCGGGGGACCGGCCGGGGGGCTGGCCGCCAGCCTGGGCGAAAGCATGTCCGCGGACATGACCGCGGGGCCTATCGCCCCGCACAAGTCGCCGGGCATCGCCCCGCGCGACGCGGCCTGGGACGGCCCGGCCGAGGTGGCCGCGGCCGAGGTGGGCGAGCTGCCCAAGATGTGCGCCTGGGTGGACGAGGGCGTCAAGCCGCCGACCAAGGGCGCCTACAAGCTGCCGCACCACCGCCACGGGGACCACTTCCTGGTGGCGGCCGGGCTGCATGGCTGCGCCGGGCGCCTGAACCAGACCGACGTGCCGGCCGGGGATATGGCGGGCATCCGCAGACACCTGGAGGGCCACTATCACGAGCTGGGCGACAAGGCGCCCTGGGAGGCCAGCGGCGACACCGAGCTGCGCCGCCGCCGGCTGCGGCTGGCTGGCAAGGACACACCGGCGCCTTAGCGCCGTGGCAGGACTGTTCCGTCGAACAGGCGACCGACTTTTACTTTTTAGCGATGATCTTACGGAGAGCGAGATGAAACTCGAAAGCAAGCAATATCAGGCGCTGCTCCAGGAGCGGGCCGACCTGGTGGCGGAAGGCAAGAAGATGTTTGAGCTGGCCGAGGCCGAGGCGCGCGCGCTGTCGGCCGACGAGATCAAGCGCGACGACGCCATCAACGCCCGGCTGGAAGCGCTGGGCCCGGAGCTCGCGCGCCACGAAAAGCGCCGGGCGCGCGAGCTGGCCATGCCGGCGGTCAACCAGCTGCCGCGCGGCGACAGCGAAGCCAACGCCTTCGCCCACTTCTTCCGCACCGGCGACCCGTCCGGGCTGCCGGCGAGCATGCGCTTCGAAGACCAGGGCGCGCGCGGCATCGTGGTGACGCTGCCGAGCACCACCGAAATGCAGGCGGCGGTGGTGGACTCGACCATGAACATCACCACGGCCGCCGACGGCGCCAACATCGTCCCGACGACCCTGGTGGCGCGGGTGGCCACCCGCAAGAACGAGATCATGCTGGCCGGCAAACTGGGGCTGGTCAACGTGCCCGGCATCGGCACCACCGTCAACTACCCGGTGGAGGGCGCCGACCCGGAGGCCTTTGGCACGACCGGCGAGCAAAGCGACGCGCACGACGTCGGCTACCAGCGCGACTCGGGCGTGACGAACCTGAAGGCCTTCACCTTGGTCAAGAAGACCCGCAAGGTCGAGCTGACCGAGGAGCTGCTGACCGACACGCCCGTCAACCTGAACGCCTACATCGCCGACCGCATCGGCCGGCAGATGGCGCTGACCCACAACACCCTGCTCATCACCGAGGTGGGCACCAACGGCACCAAGCTGGCGACCTACGCCTCGGCCTCGGCCATCGCCGCCGGCGAGCTGGAGAAGGTGCTGGGCAACGACGCCCTGGGTTACTACCTGACCGACGGCGGCAGTCCGGCCTGGGTGATGCGCCCCAGCACGCACTGGGCCATCCAGGCGCTGACCGGCAACTTCCGCCTGTACGCCGGGCAGGGCGCCGGCGGCCCGAGCCCGCGCCAGCCGCTGCTGGGCTACGACGTGGCCTACTCGCAGGCCCCGGCGGCCACGGCCGCCAGCGCCAAGGACGTGTACTTCGGCGCCTGGGACCAGGTGGGCTACCGCGAGGACCCGCAGCTGCGCTTCATCATGGACCCGTATAGCGTCGATGGCCTGGTGATCCTGAAGTATTCCTTCCGGGCCGTGTACGGCGTGTTGCAGGCGGCGGCCATCGGCTACGCCCAGCACCCGAGCGCCTAAGGGACCGCTGATATGCGCGTTCTGACCGTCACGCCCACGGTGAAGCTGGGAATGGACACGCTGCACGCGCTCTACGGGCAGACTTACGCCGGCCCGAACGATCACATGCAGACGTTCGACAACCCCGAGCGGGTGGCGGGCCAGAACATCATCTACAACTATCGCAAGCTGCAAGCCGTGTTCCTGTCCGGCGGCTATGACGCGCTGTGGGTGGTGGAGGACGATGTGCTGCCGCCGCCCACAGCGCTCGAGCAGCTGCTGGCGGTGGGGGCGGACATCGCGTACGGCGTGTACTGTTTCCGGCGCGGCATCCCGGTCATCAACATCATGCACCCGCGCACGCGCGATCCGATGGCCGGGCAGGGGGCGGCCTGGGCCCGGCTGGTGGAGCAGGGGGCGATCGTGGACTGCAACGGGCTGGGGCTGGGCTGCACGCTCATCCAGCGGCACGTGCTGGAGCGCTTCCCGTTTCGCACCGAGACCGGCGGCGGCGACGTGGACACCTGCCTGGCCAACGACGCCGCCGCCGCCGGCCTGACGCAGAAGGCGCACCTGGGCGTGCTGTGCGGGCATCGCGACTCGCTCACCAGCGTCCTGTGGCCGACGACCCGCCGGCCGTACTGGGAGCGGCGCGGGCCGAAGACGCCGCGCACCCAGCGGGTGCGCATCCTGCGCCCGGTGGCGCTGTTCGAGGAGGCCTACGGCCAGCGCATCGGCTATCCGGGCGACGAGCTGGTGGTCGAGCAGGAGCTGGCCCAATCGCTGGCGCCGGTGGGGGTGCTGGAGATCATGCCGTGAACGTCTGGACGTTCTGCCTGCTGCACAACGAGGCGCCGCTCCTGCCGTACTTCCTGCGGCACTACGCGCCGCTGAGCGAGCGGGTAATCCTGTACGACGACCACTCCAGCGACGGCGGGCCGAGCCTGGCGCAGGCCTACGCCAACGTCACGGTGCGGCCGTATCCGGGCGGCGGCCTGGACGATCTGGCCTTCGTCGAGTTCGCCGGGCAGGCTTACCGCGAAGCGCGCGGCCAGGCCGACTGGATCATCTGGGTGGACGCCGACGAGTTCGTCTACCACCCGGCGCTGCGCTCGGTGCTGGCGGGCTACACGTTCCAGGGCTTCACGCTGGCGCGCACGCTGGGCTATGCCATGTGGGCCGAGCGCTTCCCGAGCGGCGCCGGCCAGATTTACGACGAGATCAAGAGCGGGGTGGTAGACCCGCACTACGCCAAGCCGGTGATTCTCAACCCGGCCGTGGACATCGCCTGGCACGCCGGCAAGCACGGCCTGCTGAGCGGGGCCGAGACCGTCCGCGAGAGCCCGGCCGAGATCAAGCTGCTGCACTACCGGCACCTGGGGCAGGCGTACTACGACGGCCGCAACGCGCGCAACTACGGGCGCATGAGCGCCGCGAATATCGCGCGCGGCCACGGCTTCCAGACCTACCCGCAGAACCAGGCCGAGAATGGCTGGGGCGGGCAGCTGAAACACTTCGCCAACCCGGAGCAGGTGCTATGACCGGCGCCAAAGACGACGTCGTGCGCCGGCTGCACCAGGGCCTGGACCCGTTCAACGACTTCGAGCCGTTCGGCTGGACTGACCTGACGGACGAGTGGGACAGCCACCATCCCTACTTCGATCAGGCGGTGGACGAGCTGCGCCCGCGCGTGATCGTCGAGGTGGGCAGCTTCCTGGGCGCCAGCTCGCGCCACTTCGCGGCGCGCCTGAGCGCGGGCGGCACGGACGGCGTGGTGGTGTGCGTGGATACCTGGCTGGCCGAGCAGGTGCTGTGGGATAACCCGCAGTGGCGCCCGCACCTGCGCCTGGCCAATGGCCGGCCGCAGGTCTACAACGTCTGGATGGCCAATGCCATCGCGGCCGGGCTCGAGGGGTATCTGTGCCCGCTTTCGATGGACTCGGCCAGCGGCGCGCGCTACCTGGCCGCCCACGGGGTGCGGGCCGAGCTGGTCTACATCGACGGCAGCCACGCCGCCGGCGACGTGCGGCGCGACCTGGAGCTGTACTGGGCGCTGGTGCTGGCGCCGGGCGGGATCATGCTGGTGGACGACGTGAGCATGCCGGAGGTCGCGGCCGACCTGGCCGCTTTCGCGCAGAGCCGCCGGCTGGCGGTGGAGACGGGCGGCATCAAGGCGCGGCTGCGAAAGGCGCATCCATGACGGCCAAGGGCTACTGCGAAAACACCGACGTGCAAGCCTTCCTGGGCCTGACGTTCAGCAGCGCGGCGCTGGCCTACGCCGCCTCGCGCATCGAGTCGGCCGAGAACCGGATCGACAACTACACCCACCGCGGCTGGCTGGTGGGGCCGCAGACGGACGAGCGCCACGAGCGGCTGGGGTACTGGAACGGCCACCTGTGGCTGCGCTACGCGCCGCTGGCCTCGGTGGAGACGATCACCGGCCGCAGCTATCTGGGCGGCGACGAGACCACCCTGGTGGCGGGCAGCGATTACGAGGTGGTGGACCTGGCGCAGGGGCTGGTGGACCTGGTGCTGCCCTGGAGCTGGGAGCGGCTGCTGGTGAGCTACACGCCGGTGGACACGGTCCCGACCGACATCCGCGACGCGGCGGCCGAGCTGGTGGCCTGGTGGATGCAGCCGAGCCTGCGGCCGGACACCTACGGGCTGTTCAGCATGAGCCTGCCCGACCTGACCATGCGCTTCGCCTTCCACGACACGGACGCGCTGCCGCCGGGCGTGAGCGACAAGCTCGACCCGTACGTGTTTCCGGCGGTGGGGGCGCAGATCTAAATGGTCGGGTTCATCGACACGGCCACGGTCTACACGCCCGGCGCGGACGGGCAATACACGGTGCTGGCCCAGACGCTGGCCAGCGCCCGGCTGGTGGTGACGCCCGTCTCGCTGCCGATCGGCGCGGGGCGGGTGGAGCTGGAGGCGGTGCCGCGGCTGCTGTGGACGGACGCCTACGAGATGCCCGGCAACGCCCAGGTGGCCGTGAGCGGGCACCGCTACAACGTCAAGGCCGGCACGTACCGCGCGGTGCGCGGGCCGAGCGGGACGCTGCTCTACCGGCGCTGCGACGTGATGGAGGTGAGCTGATGGGGATCACCGTGGTGGGGATTGACCCGCTGCGCAACGAGCTGGCCAAGCTGGACCGCATGAGCCGGGCGGCCGGCGGCTACACCGCCTATGTCAGCACGCGCCTGCCCTACGGCTGGGGCATGGAGTACGGCCGGCACCAGCAGAGCGGCAAGCTGGCCCGGCGCGCCGGCGGGGCGCACTACTTCCAGCGCGCGGTCGAGCAGGTCCAGGCGGGTATGTCCGCGGACATCGCCCAGGGGCTGGAGGTCACCGGCGCGCCGGGGCCGTGGATCGTGCGCCGGCTGGGCAAGTGGGTCCGGCGGCTGGCGCGGGCCTACGCGCCGGTGGGCGCCGACGCCCACGCCGGGCGGCTGAGCCACTCGATCCGTTTCGACGTGGGGCGCTGATGGCACTCGGAAACGACACCCTGATGCAGTCGCTGGCCAGCTACGTCCTGGCGCTGCGCGGCTCGGGCGGCGAGAAGCTGTTCAGCGCGCAGCTGGGCATGCCGGCCAGCCTGAGCGCCCAGGTGATGTGCTACATCATGGGCGCCAGCCGCCAGGCCAGCCGCGACACGTTTCGCTCGCTGCTGCGGGCGCCGCGCTTCAACGTGACCTTCGCCTACCGGCTGGACGGCAGCGAGACGAGCGCCGAGCAAACCCTGACCCGCCTGGCGGACGCCTTCGAGCTGGCCCAGCGCCAGGACGTGACCCTGGGCGGGCTGTGCCTGCACAGCGAGCTGGACTTCGCGCTGGCGGACGCGCCGGAATATCAGACCTGGTCGGGCAAGGAGGCGCGCGAATACCCGATCCTGGTCACCCTGCAAGTGCACACCGACTTGAGCTAAGGAGCAACCAATGACGAGCGCAACCCCGATTTCGTTTTACAACAGCAAGATCGAGTACTCGACCGACGGCGTGAGCTGGAACGACATGTCGGGCTACTCCAACTCCCTGGCCGTCTCGGGCGGCGACCGCGCCATCGGGTCGTTTTTCGACTACAGCGACGACGTGCCCAAGCTGACCGCCGGCAAGCGGGCCAGCCTGGACGTGGCGCTGAAGATCGCCTTCACCCGCGCCGCGGCCGACGTCGGCGACGCCTTCGAGACCGCCTACGAGGCTGGCTCGGCGATGTACGTGCGCTGGACGCCGGGGCTGTTCGCCAGCGGCCAGAAGCAGTTCGCCAGCGGCGCGGGCCTCATCAAGTCGTTCAGCTATCCCTTCGGGGACGCCGACAAGGGCGACCCGGTGGTGATGAGCACCACCGTGACCGTGCCGTCCATCACCAAGGGCACCAGCTAATGCCCGAGTTCACGCACGCGGCGCTGGGGCTGGCCCTGGCGCTCAAGGACGATCTGCGCCAGGGCGACCTGGAGCGCTGGGCGGCGGCGATCCGCGAGTTCGAGCCCAAGGGGCCGGCCACCAGCAACCGCGAGTACTACGGGGCGCAGCTGCGCGGGGCGCTGAAGGCCGGCGTGGCCACGGCCGGTGTGCCGGGCACACCGGCGCTGCAACCCCTGGACGTGGGCGCGCTCGACCCGCGCTGGGTGAACTGGTTCGGGGCGAAGCTGGCGGCGGCCTACCGGGAGTACGACGCGATCCCCCCGGA